AGGGTAATACTGAAAACGGAAAAGGATGAAATCAAAGGAATGAATAAAGATAGGTTTATGGAATACATAAAGGATAAAGGCTGGAGTGCGACTGAAATCAGCTAAATTTTAGAGAGAAGCCCAGCTTCTCTTTTTCTTTACCCAAAACAAACACGAATGAGAGGTGGTGGTATTGAGTGACGTGAGGGCACCGAACTATGAATTAGCCTATGACGACTACCGAAAAGGCATGAAATATAAGGAGATTGCCGAGAAGTACGGTGTCACGCTCAACACCGTCAAGTCATGGAAGACCAGATACAGGTGGTCAAAGGATCCGAAAAAAGGTGTGCACACAAAATCAGAAAAGGTGTGCACACAAAAAGGCGGCCAGCCCGGCAACCAGAACGCGGCAGGAAACCCAGGAGGCGCTGCACCGGTACAGAACAAGAATGCAATTAAGACAGGGGAGTTTGAGACTCTCTTTTTTGATGCCCTGGATCCGGAAGAACGGCAGTTGGTTGGCCTTGTACGGCCAGACAAAGAAGCGTTGCTCCTGCAAGAAATACAGCTTCTTACAGTCCGGGAACGTCGGATGTTAAAACGGATTGAAAGCATCCGCCTGGCAGCCGTGGATTGCGAGGATGAAAAAGCCATCGGCATGACAGCCGTCAAATATCAGACCGGTGTGGAAAAGGGCAAGAAAACCAATCTGGTGGAGTACACCGGAGCACTTGGTCAGATCCAGTCCATTGAGGATGCCCTCACCAGGGTTCAGGCACAGCGGCAACGCGCAATTGATTCACTGCACAAGATGGGATGCGATGATGCCCGGATGGAGATGGAACTATTGCGGCTTGAACTGGAGGTGGCGACCAGGGACGGAAATTCCGAACCCGAAGTTGAAGATGACGGATTTATGGAGGCCATGAATGCCGAAGCAGCTGCGGTGTGGGGCGGTGATGTCAATGAACATTAAGGAGCGGCTCCAGGAGCTGCGGGAGAAGATACAGAAACTCAGGCAACAGAAGAGCATTACCCAGAAGCTGCAGCTATTTAAGTTCAAGCCGTTTAGCAGGAAACAGAAGCAGGTACTGACCTGGTGGATGCCAGACTCACCGGTCAGGGAGATGGAAGGGATCATTGCCGACGGGGCTATCCGTTCAGGAAAGACCGTGAGCATGTCACTGTCATTCGTTCTCTGGGCGATGCACGGTTTTACAAACCAAAGCTTCGGCATGTGCGGTAAGACCATAGGCAGCTTCCGCAGAAACGTTGCGTTCTGGCTTAAGATCATGCTGCGGACCCGGGGATACAAGGTTACTGATCATCGTGCCGACAATATACTCACTGTATCAAAGGGAGGCGTAACTAACCGCTTTTATATTTTTGGCGGTAAGGACGAGCGGTCACAGGACCTGGTTCAGGGTGTTACCCTGGCCGGTGTATTCTTCGATGAAGTAGCGTTGATGCCGGAATCATTTGTTAACCAGGCGACCGGCCGGTGCTCCGTCGACGGATCCAAGTTCTGGTTTAACTGCAACCCGGCAGGCCCGATGCACTGGTTTAAGGTTAAGTGGATTAATAAGATTTCAGAGCGGAACCTGCTGTATTTACATTTTACGATGGACGACAATCTGTCCTTAAGCGAAAAGATAAAGGAGCGGTACCGAAACAGTTATGCCGGTGTTTTCTATCTGCGCTACATTGAGGGTTTATGGGCGGTTGCCGAAGGACTCATTTACACCATGTTCACGGAGGCAAACATATACAATGACGATACCAGGCCGAAGGGGCTTGAATACCTGAGCCGGCGGACAATCGCCCTGGACTACGGTACGACAAACCCATGCGTATTCCTGGATATCTACGACGACGGTACCACGATCCGGGTAGACCGGGAGTACCGCTGGGACAGCCGGGCAGAGAAAGCCGGTCCGAAAACGGACAGCCAGTACGGTGATGACATGGTTGAGTTTATGGGCGATAATCCGGAATTCATGTGTGACATCGTGGCGGATCCGTCGGCCACATCGTATATAACGGAGCTGCGCAACCGGGGATATGTTGTTGAGCCGGCAGACAATGAAGTCCTGGACGGGATCCGGGAAGTTGCCACGATGTTCCAAACCGGGCGCCTGATGATCCATGAGCGCTGCACGGGCCTGATCACGGAGCTGCGTTCCTACGTCTGGGACGAAAAGGCGGGGGAGCGCGGCGAAGAAAAGCCGGTGAAGCAGCTGGATCACGGGCCGGATGCGTTACGCTATTACATTAAAACCAAATTACCAGCATGGAGGAAATGCGCATGAAGAAAAACAGGAACCGAAAGGTAAGGGCAGATACAAAAAGCAGCATTCCAACGATGGATGCATTCTCCAATCCTGCCGCCCGGATCGGATACGGCACAATGGATCTGCTGCAGGCGACGGAGTACCCGCTTACCCGCATGACGCAGAATTATCAGCTGCTCACCAGCTTATACCGGGACAACTGGATCGTGCAGAATATCATCGCCACGATTCCGAATGATATTGTGCGGAAGTGGTATGAGATCAAAACCAATATTGCCCCGGAGTATATGGACCGGATGGTCCGCCTGGAACGCAGGACCCAGATCAGGCAGAAGCTTCTGCAGGGGATGTACTGGGGACGCCTGTATGGCGGAGCGGCCGGACTCATTATGATAAAGGGACATGACGACATGTCGCAGCCGCTTGATCCGGATACGGTCTTACCGGACTCCTTCCTGGGATTGCAGATCCTTGACCGGTGGAGCGGCATCTATCCGGAATCTTCGATGGTTACGGATCCGGAAGACCCGGACCTTGGATTGCCGGAGTACTACAGCATCCGGGATGAAGAGACCGGAATGACGGTATCCATGGTGCACCACAGCCGGATCATCCGCTTTATCGGCCGGGCGCTTCCCTGGCTGGAAACAGTACATGAATTATACTGGGGAGAATCGGAGATCGAGGCGGTTTACAATGAAGTGGTCAAGCGGGACAATGTCTCCTCCAATATTGCGGCCCTGACCTTCCGGGCAAATGTGAACTACATGGAGAGCGATTCCCTGGACCAGCTGATGGGAACGGGCAATGCGGAAATGCAGCGCCGGTTCTGGCAGAAGCTTCAGGCACAAAGCATGATCGAGAGCAACTTTGGCACGCGGATCCTCAACAAGGGCGATGCCATTCATAATACCCAGTATACCTTCACCGGCCTGGCGGATGTATACGACCGGACCATGATGGATGTAGCCGGTGCTGCAAGGACACCGGTAACAAAGCTTTTTGGACGTTCACCGGCCGGAATGAACGCCACCGGTGAGAGCGATATGCAGAACTATTATGATTACATCGACGGACTGCGGGAAACAGACTTCCGGCCAATCGTGGAGCGGGTGCTCCCGATCATGGCATTGTCAGCCTGGGGAACCATCCCCGATGACATGAACATTGACTTCCCGCCCATGTGGACGCCGGATGCCAGGGAGATTGCAGAGATAAGTGAGCGCAAGACCGGCGCTATTGTCACAGCGTATCAGACCGATCTGATTGACTCGGCGACTGCCCAGAAGGAATTACAGGCGATGTCCGGGGAAACCGGAATGTACAGCAACATCACCGATGAGAGCATCGAGGCAGGGGAAGGCAAGACCTATTCCAGCAGCCGGGCCATGCAGGATCCATTTGCCGGACTGATGCTGCCAGGGGATTATGGAGGGGATTTAGATGCCGAAGATGATACGGCCGCCGAATAAGGGAGATGCTACACGATACCTCCGGATGCTGTACGCCAAGACAGAACAGGAGCTGATTCGCGAGATTGCCCGGAAGCGGGCCTCCAATTACGTGGACTATGCAGAGGTGGCAGCGTTAAAGCGGGTACAGGAAACCTTGCAGGACATGGTGGATGAATCATGGGATTACGCCCCTACCATGATCGAAACCATCTTTTATAAAACCCAGAAGGACATCCGGGGCTACCGTAGTGCCGAAGCCTTCTCCGTGACCCAGACGGCAGTCGTCGAGCAGCTGACCAACAACTTTATGGGTGAGATTATGGAGGCGGCCGTAACGGCGGAAAGAAGCACCAGAGAGCTGCTCGGTATATCCCGGCTGGAGAATGACCCGTTCCGGGCAGAGACCCTTAAGGCGGTTGCCCAAAAGGAAGCAACCGGCGGTTCCCACAAAACGGTGGGCCAGATGACTGCTGAACTGAACAACCAGGGTATTACTGCTTTTGTTGATAAACGGGGGAGGGAGTGGAGTCTGAATGATTATGCCAATATGGCAACCAGGACAACGGCAAGGCAGGCGCAGGTGGCAGCACTGCTTACAGCAGACGAAGACCATGACTTATACCGCATTGTTAAGATTGGAACCACCTGTCCGATCTGTGCGCCACTGGAAGACCGGGTATACAGCAAATCCGGCAGCGATCCGGACTATCCGGCACTTAGTCTTGCATTTGGCAAGGTTGATCCGGCGGGGCCGAATGACCTGACAAACACGTACCTGAATATCCATCCCAACTGCCTGCACTCAATTGTGAAGTATACGACGATCGGGAAGACCGATAAGCAGATCCAGCGTGATAAGGACTTCTCCAATCCGGAGAAAAATCCGCTTGATGTCGACCCGCGAAGTAAGCGGCAGATCGAGGAATACCGGAAGAAGACAGCTGCCCGGCAGCAGCTGCTAAGTGATAAGAAGCAGCACCAGGCATATCGCGAGGTATTGGGAAATGAAGCGCCGAAAGACTTTGCCAAATTCCAGGAGTTGAAGTATAATGAAGGTGAGGAATGGAAGAAGTCCCAGGCATCCTACCGCAAGACGAATGCTTATAATAAGATCATTCAAAAAGAGCCGGAGATCACGGCAGATTTGATGTCGGTATCAAAGTCCACCGGCGTGAACATGGCAGGCCTGGAAAACCGGGTTAAGGGGAAAGATTCCTTCTTGCGAAAAGTCGGGACA